GCTTGTCGTTGGTGTAATCTCAATCGTTCGACCAAAATCCTTTTTGATGCGCTGAGATATTTTGTCAAGTTTCGCCTTTGCCTCATTTTTGCGATCAGTGACAACATCAGTTGCTTTGAAGTCTTTTATTACCTGGTCAGCAATAGAGCCGTAATCAATGCCGGTGCGTTTGTTTGGTGGCAGCGTATTTTGGCGATCACGCTCTTGGGTCACAAGAGCCTCATACCGAGTCTCAAGTTTGTCATACTTAATAAACTCAGCAGCCTTTGGGTCAAATGTGTTGCTTGTCGTATCGCCCACACCAGCATAGCGACGCAGCTTTTGCGTGGCTGCCATGATGTCTGGTTTTCCAGCAGTGTATATAAATGACTGCAGCGAATCCAATTGTTCGGAGTTGATCTGGCCGCGCTCAAAGTAAGGATGCAATTGATATACGCTGGTGATTTCGCCGCTTGCAATCTTGTCTTTTAGTCTTGATTTCAAAAGCGCGTCGCCTTTTCCTTTGCCTTTGTCAACATCAATAATCTTATCAATCTCTGCCAAAGTATCAGCAAGCGGAATCATGTCGGCTTCCAACTGCCTCTTGCGTCTAGGGTCTGTTGTTCTTCTCCATTCAGCGTACTTCTCAACTAATTTTTGGTTATTGGCTTTTTTCTGAACATCTTTTTGCCGAGCAATTTCCGCTGCTTCATCAACAGACTGTTTGTCAAATACGTTGAGAATTTTGATAACTGCACCAGGGTTGTTGACCCGCAAATCATTCATTACGCCGCTCATCTTATTGAGCTGACCATTCTTAATCTTTTCTCTAGTTCCAATTGAATCATTCATTAGTGTCTTGTCAGAAACAATGTATTCAAGCACTGTTTCAACTTTTGCTTCTTCTACTTTCTTATCCCACCGCTCCATAATTTCCCTGCGGATTGATGCGTCACCAAACGCAAGCGTTTGCTGATCTAAATTTTTACGCATCATGTCAACCATCGGGTTAAACATTACCGTCCTACCCAACGAATCAATGCCAGTTTGGTATTCAGTCTGAGTTAACGCCGTCGCTAGTTGCTTTTCGTAATTTGCAACAGTGTCATACAGCTTGATCGTGTTTAATTCTTTTGAGCGTTTTGCTTCAGCTTCATAAGCTGACTTTAGTACGGCATTGCCATGCACAGAGAATGTCGCGTTAAACTTAATTGCAGCACTGCCATCTACCTTGGCCAAAGAATTGGTAAGCCCTTTGTTGATGTTGGCAATCTTTTGCTGCGCTTGCTCTGCTGTAATAACTCCGTTTTTTACATCGTCTTGGATTTTGACTAAGTCGTTTAAACCGGTTTGCTCAAAAGCTGCGGCCAATTTCAACGATTGCGCCTCTGCAAGCGCTTCACCAAATACCGTAAAGTCTGCAGACATTCTGCCCAAGCCTGGTATAGCGCTTGGCATTCCGTTTTTTGCTAATTCAATTTGCTCTGGCGTAAATTGATTTTCTGCGGCAAATTGCAAAGCCTCTTTTTTTACCATGCCTTTAGCCACGCCAAAAACGCTTGCTGACATACGGTCATAAATGTCAGCCCTTGTGGCTTCGACCCTAGCCGCTTCTCTGGCGGCAGGCATGAAATCAACCTGCTGCGGCACGACGCGCTCCATCGGCACGCCGCCAGGTGCATCTAGTTGGATTCGACCGGATTCAATTCTGGTTGCCATGTTGTTGCCTTATTATCTGTACACAGTTTGGGCAAAATCAACCGCACCACGGGTCAATGTGGCACCAGCCAACAAGCCAGCCTGCTGACGCGCAGCTTTGCCAGCCTGAGTAAACTGACCAGCTTGGCGCTGTGCCGCAAACACGTTCAGGAAGTTTTGATAGTCAGTCGATTGAATCATCGCAGACGCATCCTCAAACCCGAGCACTTGAGCTGTTAGCGCGTTCAGATCAGCAATGCCAACATCAAACATGGTCGCCTGCACATTTTCGCGCTGAATTGCAGCTACGCTGCCTTCACCGAATGCAATGCCAGATGCCGCCGCCCTAGCTCTGGCAGTAGCATTGGCAGCTCGCAAATTCTTTAGCAAAGTGTTGCCAGCGATCTGATAGTTGCGTGCCTCAACCTCTGCCTTCTTTAACATCCGGCTAGCTTGGATCTGCGCATACTGATCTGACATTTCTGCGCGAACCTCGGCCACCGCCAGGTTGTCGCGTGCCTGCAGCATGTAACCCGTCTGCTGTTGGATACCAGCCGCCAGTTGCGCCTGCGAAGCAGCATAAGATGCAATCAGGCCAGCGCCTGCAACTATCATCCCACCAGAAACGCCACCAGTTGCCGGGGCTCCACCACCGGCCTGACCGAGTAATTCTTCTCTAACAATCTCAGCCATAGTTATGTTCCCGAGTAAACGGCCACGCGATAATCAAGGCCGAGCAAGTTCATCTTCAGCGGCAGATTCTGCGACACCTCGATTGACTGCTCGCGGCTGTAACCCAGCACACCATTGACCCGCTTGATGCCGGTGAAGGTAGGCTCCGGGTCATCCAGCAACGGATTATCCAACAGCCTAAACGCCACCGGCTGATTATTCAGCACAATGTTTTGTGTCTCTTCCAGCACCGCACTGATCTCAACGATACGCTTCTTGAACGATACCCGGCTACCGGTCTGCAGCTTGATCTCAACCGGCATGGTTTTGACATAGACCGTAATCGGCAAGCCAACCTCGTAGCCTGTAGTTGATGCCCGGTCAAACGTCACCGAGCCGCCACCGCTGACAGTCTCGTTAGTCTGCGGCACGCCATCAGTGATGACGTTTAGCGACTTAGCAATGTGCGGCAGGCTGGAGGCACTAGCTGCAGCGCCACCTGTAAATGCGCAGTCGGTATACAGATCATCTTGGAAACGCTCAACAAAGTACCTTGTGGTGCCATTAAACACACGTTTAGTCACGACATAGATCTGAGTGACATCCACGCCAACGTCGATAAACTCACCATCGGTGGTGTACTCAGAGGGCGACGTAATCTGCTGGCTGCGCATAATGGAGAAGACTGCCATTGTGCCGTCGTTGGCGTTGGTCATTAGCAACAGATCTGCCTCTTCTGTACTAGATGCCCGACGCAAAGCAATCCGCTGCGGCCCCTTCAGCAGGTGGCCAGACAGCAGCGAGATCCGCTGAGTGATGTAGGTCAGCTGGGTGTCGCTAAAGAGAAACTCATTGAGCGATTTGCCCTGGCGCTGGATGTAGACCGAGCCGGATTCAACCGACTGCACCCGAGTGCCAGGCTTAATCCCATTTCGGCTGACGTTCTTAAACGTAAAGGTCAGCGGGGTGATCGGCTCAGTACCCTGCTGCGGCACATAGAATTCACCGCCGGTGGTAAACACTTGGAAGTCACGCGAGCTGATAATGTCGGTAATGACGTTCAGATCGTTGGTATCTAGCGTCGCCTCGACCGCATCATCGTCCAAAGACTCGAATGGCACAAAGTCAAAGAATAGCCCGATCTTGCTGCCCCACACGGTCGATGGCCGCGACTTGCTGCCGCCAAAGTACAGCCGACCCTCATGGAAAGTTACCGACCGTGGCCAGCCTCTGGTGCTCGACCAGACATCCTCGTAATTCGATTCAAGTTCCCAGCGACCAGCATCAATCACTGAAGTATTAAAGAATGGATATTCAGTAACAGCCTCGACCACCGTTGACGATATGTACCGAGTAATCCTTGCGCGGCCCTGCGGATTAACATTGACGTACTGATTGACCGACTCTGTTGTCCAAGTGGTAACTGAGTAATTGCTTGCGCTCGTTGGCGTTGTTGTCCATGCCGGGGTTACCGTTGCCACCTTGGTGCTGCCGACATAATCCTCAATAATCCTGATCTGGCCAGCACCTGTGCCGCTAGTGATCGTGACATACATGCCGTTGTAGATGTCATCAGTAGCGCTAGATGTTGATTTCAGCGTGATCGTGGTGCTGGTGCCAGCCTGTGCTGCGCCGCTGTCGTGGTTAGTTGCAGAGGCTGTCAGCGTGATGTTTCCTGATACCGCAGATGGTGTCAGCGTTGATCCGATGTTCGTATCAAAGTTAATGTTGAATGCGTACTTAGGGATGCTGTCGAAGGTGATCGTGGTGGCCGTCCAGGCCGTGTCGCTGGTGCGTGTTATGCGCACTGGCTGCAAGTCGGGATGCACCACAATCAGCGTGTCAGCCGACTGCGTCCAGCACATATCGTCAACGATACTGCTGCCGATGGTGGTGGTCAGGTAGCTGTTTCCGCTGCCGTTGATGTTGGTCTGAACTACACCGTTCTTGATCACATACATGCGGTTATGCGTAAAGCACAGCATGTAGGAATCGTCCACCGAAAATGAGAACGGCACCAGGCGCACACCGTTGCCTGCAGACTCGGTGCTGGTATTGGGCAGCTCAAGAATATGCTTTAAGCCTGGGCGGCGACGCAGGCCACCTTGCGGCTGGATCAAGACATTGGTCGCCTTGGCCAGCGCATTGCCGTACTGCTGCAGGTCAACCCGCGCACGCAGCAACGGGTCGAGCTCACCCGTCGAGAAGTTCGTTGTAAAGTCAACGAAGCGGGCCATCAGTTCCTCACTGCCGTCAGCGTGTAGTCTTCAATAACGCGCACCGGCTGATTCTTGCTATCAATGACCGAAGCCTGCCGGAAGAATCCACCGCGACCATTCTCAGCTGGGTCGCCAACAGCGATCTGCCGCCAGCGCAACGCCTTGTCGCCCTGCTCGGTAATAGGCTCCGCAACGTGCCAAGCAATCATGTACTTCAGCAACTGCACAAAGTATTGCGGCATTGCATATTCTGGTGTCTGGTACTGGTAGTCGATATAAACCGACTCCAGATTTGTCAGCAGCTTGTCGCCTTGGATTTCCCAATCGACACTAATGAAGCCGCCAATCGCAGCGGAATCGCGCACAGAATGCGGATTACCTAGCCGGTCACCAGGCAAAAGGTATTCATATTTCCAAAAGCTAGTGGGCGTAGTAATCAGCCGCGCCAGCTGGATCTTCTTCATTGAGAACGACCAAGGGTTCATCATCAAGGTCGAATCTCGGATGTCTGGATATAGACGATCGCAGACCGAGCTCTCGTCGGTGCCGTCATTAAAAGATGAGATTGCCTTCGCGCCCAGCAGAATCAGCGCGTCAGAGCAAATCGAAACACCTGTGTCGCCTGCTGCCATTGCAACCTCTTAATGTAAGAAAGGGCTGGCCTCTCGCAGAAACCAGCCCTTGATACTACATGATGACGACTTAATCGCCGTCGGTAGCCGACAGCGTGGTGCCGTCGGTTACGTCAACAACGCCGCTTGCGTTGGAAACGACATACACCAGAGTGACAACGGCGGTCGAGCCGGTCGAAGTCACGCAGTGGATAACGTCGCCCACTTCGAGCGTGTTGGCCAGCGCGTTGAAGTAACCCGCTGTGTTGACATCCGCGATAGCATCGGCTGTTTTGTAGCCGTACATCGACGGGGCGTTGCCTCGCTTGGAGGCACTGTAGGCTGTAAAGCCAGCTGCATCATAAGCCATGATTCAGCCCTCCTATTAAGCTGCAGCCGCAGTATCGCGGGCAGTGATTTTGACGATACCCTCGGAGTCGATAGCAACCGAACCCGCTGAGAATAGTGCGTTGACCAGCCAGCTGGTCTTCTCAGGAATATAGTTGATCTCGGTCTTGGGCGCGATACCTTCTGCGTAACCAATTGCATCCTTGTGGAAAGCGTACAGCGTGCGATCCGAGGAACCGTCGATTGGCAGGCCGCCTTCAGTGCGGTCACCCAGCACATGGAACGTGAAGCCCAGGAACGAATTGATCTCGCCCTGTACCAGTGCCTTGACGGTGTTGAAGTCAGAGCTGGTGACCGAAGTCTGCTCAAGCATCGATGCCAAGCTGTTAGCGTGGATGATGATGTGGCGACCATCCGACGGCACGTTCTTGGTGTTCAGGATCTTCGCAGCCTCGCGCAGCTTGGAAATGTTCATGTTGGTGTTCGAGCCACCAATTGAATTTGCCACGGTGCCGGTGCCGGAAGCAGCAGACAGTGCGTCCAGAATCAGCTGATCCTGGCGACGGCCAATCGCAGCGCCGACAACCTGAGCGAGCTCAGAGCGCTCGTCAAAGTTGACCTTTGCCTGCGAGAAAACATCCGAATACTCTGCAGCATTCCAATCGGACAGCGTGCAGGTAACGGTCGAGAAGCCGACGTTCATCGGCGTGACATCGGTTTGAGTGACGCGGGCAGTAGCTACGCCGCGACCGACTTTCGGGAATTTAACAACAGAGCCTTCGACACCACGACGCTGACGCACAGCACCAACCAGCATTGCTTTGCCCTGGTAGGCTTGCTTAACTTCAGCATCGAACAGTGTAACAAAGGCGTTCGATAGAGAAACGGCCATTTGAATACCTCTTCGGTTAATTAATCAGGGTTTTGCGCGTCGGTGAGCCGCTGATGCGGGCCTTGCTTGCTGATTACGTCAGCCGGTCGATGGCATCTCGCCATGAGTCAGGGTCGGTAAACCGGTGGGCCTTACCACAATTGTATTTGCTTTTTGGAAAAAAGCAATAAAAAAACCCCAGCACACGGGCTGGGGCAAAGTCGCGGCTGCGGGGTTACTCTTTTACATAGGTGCGAAACATGCGCTCGACCTTCTGCCGGTAGGCTGGGTCGCTATTGTATTTGGGATCAGCCACCATTGCATAAAGTTCATCTTTGCTGGGCGTACCCTCAAGCGGCGCTGACTCAATCGGGATGCGTCCTTCATAGGCTTCGCGGATCTTCATCAAGGCATTCAAACCGCGAGCCGTGCCGCCCATGATTTTGAATTCCTCGAAATCGTCCTTGCCCCAAACGCCCTTGTTGACCAGGCCGCGAGCCCAATCGACCATGCCGTTGACCACGGCACCGCCATTAGGGCCGAGCTTCTTCATTTCCTCGGCAGGGTCAACCATCTCGCCAGCCATCATCTCCTGCGCTTGGCTGCGCAATGATGTTGCTAGGTCATCAAACTGTGCTTGGGATAGTCCGTTCTCTTTCGCCCAGCCAGCAAGTGTCGCTGCCATCGGGTTGTCGGCAGAGTCCTCGCCGCCGAAAGAAGTAAGGTCATACTTGCCATCAGCTGGTGCGTTGTGAGCGCCCTTGCTGATCTTGGCTCTCAGGTCGCGCCATGACTTGGCAATACCTTCCAGGTCGGGCTCGTTGTTGTCTTTGTTCCAGAAGTTCTCAGGCCAATAGTCTGGCCGCTCCAGCGGATCGTCTGCTGGCGCTTTGGTGGGGTCAGGTGGTCGGTGATCAATATCGACTGCCTGGGTGGCTTGCGCCGGGGTGTTGGGGTCATCGACTGTAACGCTGTCGAGTAGGCCGGAGCTTCCGGGCTCGACAGATGTTGTGTCTGTCATAAATTCCTCGCTTGATGGATCCGTGCTATGAGTTCTCGCACGACAGTCCTCTGCCCTTCAGCAAAGAATGCGTGCGATGGGTCGGTGCCTGGCACGGCAACAGGCACATCCACATACATCTGACGCAGCCAAGCCAGCAGCTTCTGGCCGTCCTCGGTGGCAAACACCCGCAGGCAAAGCCTGGCTAAGTCTTCCCGCTGCTGTTCTGCTGGCCGTATGTCAGCCGTTATTGCGTCGAGCTCATCCCAGCTCATTTGATCGGCATCTTAGAGACTTCATCCGGGCCAGCAAATGGCGACTTGTTTTCCTTCATGCGCATCACCGCATGATCGACAGCCTTGTCCATAATCGAGCGCGGCATCTTCTCCATAAACATTTGGGATTGCGGATCTGATCTCATCAGGTAATTGAGCTCAGACTTGTTCAGGGTCGGCACCACCAATGGGATCAAAGTTTCTTTACCGTTAAGGCCGACACCAATACTGATCTCGGTCATGACGTTACCATCTGGCCGCTTGATCTCGCCGAAGTAGCCGGAGCCCTTGGCCGTCTTGTCTGGCCGCATTCCATAATCCATTATGCGCCCTCCATCGGCATTGCTCCAGCTTGCGCCTGCATGGCCATTGCCTGCGCCATTGCAGCCTCTTGCTGTTGCTGTTGCATGGTTTCCATCAGTACCGCACGCTCTGCTGCCGTATTGCGCACAGATGCTGGCACGCCCAGCTTGTCGCCAATGTAATCGACCACGGCATCGGTCTTGATTGCCAGTGCGCCATCGGTGCCAAAGCCTTGCATCAGCTGAGTGTACTGGATGATGGCGTTCACCTCTTCCATATTCTGCGCCATCGCAAGCGGTGCCACCGGCACCACCTTGGCCTCGAGGCCGTTAATGCGCAAAGGCATGTCGATCAGGCCGCGCTCGTCCATCACCTCGAGGATCTTGGCCACCAGCGGGATCATTGTCTCGTTGATCAGGCGACCAAATGCCGAGCCTAGATTCTGCGCAAGTTCTTTCATGCGCTCGACAATCTCGGTGGCCGACCGTGCCGACATGTTGTCCGGCGGCAGCGACTCATCCAGCAAAATGCGCTTGATGTTGGCCACCAGGTCGTTGATCACCAGCTGCGACACGTTGAAGTCGCCCGAGCGGGGCAGCGCCTGCAGTGCTGGGCCTTGTGGGCCACCATTGCGAGCCACAGGAATAATCGCACCCGGCACCAGCTTGACCGTATTCGGGTTCAGCACGCCGTCATCAGCCGCTGTGTACACACCAGCCACCGCCAGAGAAGCATTCTTTAGCAGCAGCTCCTTTGTTTTGTTCAGCGTCTTGATGTCTGGCAGCGCAGTCATCAACGGGCCACGGCCATAGATTTCGCCTGCGACCTTCATATACCGCGAGATTACCCAGGGCGAAGTCTTGCGACGGCGATAGACCAGCTCGTCTTTGCCTTCCTTCCAGATAACGTGGTAGCAGTAATCGCCACGCTTGGCATCAAAGATTGTCGCTTCCAGCAGCTCGACATCGTCGGTAGGCTTCTGCTCAATCAAACGCTGCAGCGTGTCCGGTATCTTCGCGTCTGGCCACTGGCGCTGGATCGACTCAGCCTTCATGCGCATCCGTCGGTAGACGTTATCTACTTGGCCGTTTGCGCCTTCCTCGTAGCTGACCAGAAACAGCGGCACAGGCACAAAGTTGATCGGCGCAACATCGTCACCCGGCTGCACCATCATGCAAGCCGTGCCGACTGCTAGATCCAGCAGGAATTCACCGATAGCAATGTCAAAGTTGGATTGCTTCAGTACAGCAAACATCTGGTCGCTGTAGACATCCAGCACTGCCTGCAGCTGTTGGCGGCGCTCTGTCGGGATCGACGGGCCAGGCTCCAGCCTGCACCACTTGCGCTGCGGTGGGAACACCACAGACTGCAGACGGTTGGCAAAGCGCTGGGTCGAGTTGATAGCAGTCGAGTCAAACACCCGCGCCATCTTCTTGCTGCCGGTCGCGCCACCTTCCCAAACACCGTAGAGCTGTCGTTGTGGCAAGGCAAACTCGTAGGCATCTTGGTACAGCTGCTGAAACTCATCCTTTTTGGTCTGAGCTGCAGCCTGCCGCTTGATGATCTCTTCGGGTTTTAGCCGCATCCCGCCGAGTGGTTCTTTGTATGCCATGATTATTCGTCCTTGTTTAGCTTGTACTTTTCCAGCAGGTTGCGACCTTTTGCTGCCAGCCTTGCTGCTGCACCTGCTGTGCGCGGCACCGGCTCGCCCCAAGCGTTTGCTGCTAGTGCCAGCCTGGTCGGATCACCGTCATCATCAACCAGCGGCCCACTCGGGTTGGTATAGAACCGAGTCAGGAAAGATCCTTTGCGCCGTGCGCGTTCACCCGATGGTGAAGATTCTTTGACCCCAGGCTGCAGGTTCTTGCTCTCGCCGGAGCGTTCAAACTTTCGCCTGCCAGCCTCAGTCAGCCCACCTTCAGGGTCGCGCAGCTGTGGCATTTAGTCTTCCTCTTCCTCTTCGAGCTCTGCTTCGTCCATCATGTCCTTCAGGCCGCGCATTGGCTTCTCTGGCTTCTTGGTGGACATGTACTGCGCAATCTTTTTACGCAAAGCAGGTGGCAGCTTCGACAGCTCGACCATGCCCTCTTTGTCTTCGTATTCTTTTTCGATAGAGATTTCGATCTTCATTTGCTGCCTTTCGCTGCGATCATGTTGTCGATCAGGTTGGGATAGGGTCGGCCTGCCTTCTGCGCTCGACGCATCGCGCTACGCTTCTCAGACTCGGACAGCTTTTGTGGCTTGCCTAAACCCTTTGGCCTTGGCTTATCCCATACCTCTTTCATCACTTTCCTTTCTTGGCCATACCGGCCTCGGACAATGCGATGGCAACCGCCTGATCACGCGACTTGACCTTGTCACCGCTGGAAGATTTCAGTTTGCCAGCCTTGTACTCGCGCATGACCTTGGAAACCTTGCTCTTCATCTTGTCTTCTTTGTCGTAATGTCCTGGCATGATCAAGTCTCCTGTAGCATTGGTCTGGTTGCGCGGCGGCTCACAGCGCCCAATCGTGCAGCCCTGCGCTCACCTACTTCGCGTTTGAATGTTGATTCGAGTTCACCGCGCCTTGCCGCAAATCGAGAGCTATCAAACTCTGCGAGCTCTGGCAATGTCGGCGCTGTCGGTGCCGTGGGTGCCTTCTCGGCAAATTGACCCGGTGGCGTTCTCTTACGCAGCTCTTGGCCGACCACTTTTGTGATCATGTTTCCGGTTGGTACTTGTCTAGCACCACGGCCAGCGCCCACTGTTCTCGTTTCTGGCACTTCGCCCATTACATCTGCTAGAAAATAATTGACCGGCAGATCGTCTGCTCTGTATTGCACACCATCAATGGTGAAGCCAGCGCCACCTCTATTTCTCCACGTTGGCGCGTTGACCCTCTCGCCTGCTGACGTTGGGAAATCCTCGATGGCTTTCTGATACGCACCCAATCTTTCGCGGTATCCAGCTGCTTGCTTCTCGTAATCGGCAAATGCAGTTTGATATTGCGCTGACGCAAGGTTATAAGGCTCCATCGCTTTAGCGCGACCGGCCTCAAATTTACCAAATGACTGCTGATACTCGCCGGTCATTGCCTCGACATTGCGCTTGTACTCAGCGGCCAGACGATCAATGTCTGTCATCCTGCGCAGACCTCTGCCCTTTGGTGAAGTTGCCATTATTGGAGCCTCATGCCGGGTGTTAGTTCAGCTGTCGTAATGCCCAGCTCCGGTGTTAGCCGCTCCTGCGACAGCAGCGCTCTTCGGCCACCACGGGTGCGAGCCTTCAGCGCAGAGGCTTCAGATGCTGCAGCCTTGCGACGCTCTTCATCAGCTGCAGCCTGCACTTCCTTGGATTTCTTTTCCATCTCCAGCTTGTTCTCTTGGTACTGGAGCTGTTGCTTCTGGAACTGCTCTCTAGCAGTTTGCGCTTGCTGCTCAAGCGACGATCCCTGCTTGGCATATTCAGCGGTCTGCCTTGATAGTTCCAATCGCATGGCAGCTGCATCAGATGCTTGCTGCTTTAATGCTTCAGCTTGCTGGCGTTCAGCGGCTCGACGTGCTTTGTTTGCTTCGACTCCTTGATAGATGGTCGAGCCAGCAACTGCCAAAGCTAACCAAGGTATAGCCATGATTACCCCCTATTTACAGAATTACGTTGATTCTATTGGGTTTTCAAAAGGTTGCAACCATAAAGCTATATTGCAGATATACCTTATGCAAAAATATCGAAGTCCATCTTCGCCACGGTCAGGCCAGGTGCCTTACCGCCCAGGCTGTGGGTTCTTGTCATGCGGTTATATTCGCCGCCACCGAGCATTAGATACCCGAATGAGTCGCCAATGTGCGAGTGTTCGTTCTTGTTGGGCGCATCTCGGAACCGTTCTTGCCCTGCGCCGACCGCAACTCGCTTGAAGTGGTAGCCACCGGCCAAAGCCTTGCGCAGCAGCTTGCAGTTGCGGTTGACGATCAGCCCTGGCTTGCCGTCGATTAAGCGCTGCATAGGCGCTGCCGAGGCTTCTCGGCGCACCTTGAAGTCGTTGCTGGCAGTGGGTTGAGCCTTCAGCCCCAGTGTGCGCAGGAAATCAAAGGCAGTCACCTCATAGATGGCATCACGCGCCATACCGGCAGGGTCGCCCCAAATCATGACCTGGTGCTGCGGGTAACGCGCATTGAGCTCGGCTAGCAGTTGCATACCGAATCGCTCCAAACCCATGTCAAACGTCACGATTTCATGGTGGATCACCCAGCAGCCATTGGGTAGACGCTGGCCAATGGTGGCAGCTGGGGTCAATCCGAAGTCAAGCCCGACCTGAATCGGCACATCAAGCGACAGTTCGGTTTCACCCGACATGGTCGAATCGTCATATTCAGGCCAGACGGGTCGGCCTTCTTGGACGTAGGTGTACAGACCTCCTGCGTAGCACTTGATCCAATCCAAGTTCTTACCAAGCAGCATTTGCTGGTAGTAGCCGCCTGGCAGGTTGTTGACGTTCTCGGCCTTTGGGTTGACCTTCCACCACTTGCCAGCAGCAAATATATGGTCGTTGGCCTCGGGATTGTCGGGCAGTTGGTCAGGATCGACCTCGATCACGCCACCAGGCTGCTGCCAAAACTTCCAAGCGTACTGGCCGGTCATCTTTTCCTTGACGGCCATCTTATGCCACCAGTGATCATCGTCTGTTGGGTTGGTATCCATCCAGATACCGTGCCATGTAGCGCCGCCATCGCGCTTGGTTGGGTAGCGTCCGACCCGGTGGGTCAGGCCATCAATCACCGCCTTGGGCAGCTCTCGCGCTTCGTTGACCCACGCGCCAGTGAGCTCAAGCGAAAGAAGTTTCCGCACATCTTTTGGCTGGTCAAGCGCCAAGAAAATGACTTCCATATCGATGCCTGCAGCCTCACCGCGGGCTGGTAGCCGGATATGGTGGGTGATGGGTGGGGTGTGCATCATCGGCCCGAAGGTGGATTCGGGAAACAGGTCGAGCCAGGTCTTAATCGTCGTGGTTTTCAGCATGGGGTAGCTGTTTCGCACCACCGCCCAGCGCGAATATCGGATGTTATCAATCGGGCTTGGCTTCTGTTGAATCGCCTTCTTGAAGATCTTGGCCGCGCAACCGTAGCTCTTGCCGGAGCCCACCGGCCCCATCACGCCCTGGACGAAGGCGTTGCTCTGGAAGAAGTCGTAGATCACCGGGCTCTCGCTGAAGTCGAACCTCAGACCCTCGCTCGATACCGTCTTGCTGGACTGCTCTTTCGTTTTTGACACGTTTCCTCCAAAGACTCATTATTGGCCAGACGTTGGCGCGACCACGTTGACATCAATCACGCTCGGCTTGTCGTTCTCGTCCGGGTTGTCCAGCAGGCCAGAAGCCTTGGCCAGTAACCGCAAGACACCGACCTTATCGTACAGCTCAATATCCAAGAAACTGTTGCCTTCCTTGTCAGTTCTGACCGATACCTTCTTAATCGCCTGCAAAGCGTGTTCAGGGATCTGGTGCGCAGCCTTGACCTTGACCTGGCCGTCCTCATCCCAGGTCATGATGTCTGTGATCTTGGTATTGGCCATGCAAAGCAGGGCATAGGACACCGCTTCTCGGTTCTGGATCAGGGTGTTTGAGCGCTCCAACCGGCGCTGGATCGAGCGAGTACCACCCCAATTGGTCAGGGGCGGTACTACGTTGGATTGTTTCTTAACCAATCAGTTTCTCCAGTGTCAGTGGCACGCACTTTGCCCCACCTTTTACCGTGCCGTTTAAGGGTGGATCTAGCAGGTGGATGTACAAAGATTCAAGTTTGTCCAACAAATCTTCATCACAAAGGATGTAGGCGTAAGCGTCAAACTTTTTGTTCTGATGCTCGGCCATTCGTTGGAACACGTTGCGAGATTGGCCAACATAAACAACCTTGCCTTTGAATATTAAAAAATAAACGCCAGCAAAAGATGCCCAAGGTTGCGCATTTGAAACAATATCCTCCTCCCGGTACAGCGCCCCAAGACCCAAATTAGATGACAGCTTGGAAAGTTTCATTGCCTTATTCAGCCGGTCAAGCTGCTCTGACAAAAGGCCAACCTTGTGCTTCAACTCAAACGCCAACCGCTTGCTTTGCTCTTCAAAACAGAGTCGTTTGGCAGCATTCAACCGGCGCGTTTCCGCTCCCTTGGCCGCCATCTCCCTGCGCCTCTCCGACGATATGTTGTTCAGGTGGCTAACCATCAGAAAGGTATCTCTTCGTCAGCCTGCGGCTGGTAGCCATTACCCTTGGCCTGATTGTGCGTAGACAGCGGTGGCGCACCAATCGACTTCACCTTGCCGATCTTGATTTTGAAGTACTGCTCACCCGCCTTAGTCGTTGCAGGATTCAAGTCAAGGTAATGCACCGTGCCATCCGGCAACATGACGTCACCACGGTAGGCAGCGTGCCAATCCTCCTTCTTTTCCTTGTTGATAAACGCACTGCCAAAGTTCGGCTTATGTTCCCATCCCATGTTATCAATCTCCTAAGTTGTTGCAAAAAACCCACCAGACAAAAAAGTGGGGAAATCATTAATCAGGAAAAAGTTTCCTTTTCAAATCATTAACAAACAATGTTTGTTCGGCAGTCGGCACGCCGCCAGACGGATCGTTTGCAAGGAGCCTTGCCGCAATCGTTGCGCGACGATCCACCGGATCTGCATTTCGATATGTTCCCGTGTCAAGCATTCTTGCCTGCTGATCCGTTAATTCAAAATTCGGCACCAAAGATGGATCTTTCTTCATTAACAAACGTGCTGATTCATTAATGGCAACTGACTGATATTCCTCAGGCTTAAGGCCAGAGTACGGATTCAAAATTACCTTGCCGTCTTCCGTTGCCATCCCAGCCACATGCTGGTTTTTGTTGAAATAGTCCATCTCGCCCTGATACGGCTTGCGCATTGAAACGCCCTTGGGCAGCTTGATGTAACCGAAATCCATAAAAACCTCCTTATCGAAAAAGTGGGGAAAAATTGTGGCAGACCCCCGCTAGCGCTCATGACGGGGGAGGGGGCAAGGGGTGCCTTTTTGACAACGTACCATGCCAGATCGATAACGCAATCGATCCTGCAGCCAGGTCGTGTTGGCATCGCTTCAACGCAGACACGTCGTTACCCCCCCCTGCCTTTCGGACACGTCAAAACACCATACGTTCGTTTGGTCTTTGGACGCTTTGGATTACAGCCCCGTAGAGCCGTTTTCCATGCGCACCCATGTCTGCCTATTACCTGCACCCTGATCGCGCCTTGTAGGTGCCTTAGATCGCGTTTAAATGCCATGCCGTGCCGTCAGCTCATCCGATTGCAGCATGATCAGGTCGTTGGCCAGCATCGCGCCATCGGTTGGCAAGGGCAAACCTTCAGCTGCATAGCGATCTGACAACTTATCCATCAGTGTTTCCAGTTCTGCAACTGTTGTTGAATCTGCAATGTGTTGAATTGATTCTTGGTTGCTTAAAACATTAAAACCTTTATTTAAAAATAACCTTAATACTTTATCTATACTTATGTTTTCTGTGTTTAACGCAACCTCAGGTTTACACATAGGTTGCACATTAGTGCCTACTTTTTCATCACCATATGCAACCTCAGGTTGCGCATTGGAAGCCTGTGATTGCTTCTTTTTGGCGATCTGTTCTTTCATCTTGGCAACGGTTACGGTGTCTCCCTTTGGCATTTGATACTCCTTGGCTGGTTGTTGAACTGGCTTAATTACTCCGTTGATCATGTCTTGGATGCGTTTGAGTCCTTCCGGATCTGGTGTCATCTCTTTCATCTCTTTTTCCTTAATGTGCGGTGGTCTGGTGTCTTCATGCCTGCTGGTGACTGCGATGGCTGTCTCCAGATCAATGCTTGCATCGTAGATAACTCTGACGGTATCTGGCCTAACGCCTCGCCAGTGCTTTGACACTACCTCAAGGTAGCCTTGCGCCTTCAGCTTGGTGATGTGCTTGGACACAGCCTGTCGGCTGACTCCAGCATCCTTGGCCAACCTCGCCTGGCTAACCCAAGTCACACCAGCTCGGTTGCAATAGCTGCAGATCAGCGCCAGCGTCTTGACCATGCCATCGGTGACAGCCCTGTCAGTCAGCGCTCGGATCGGGATGACCGCCAGCTTGCGCTGGTCTGGCATCGGCTCCTTCTCGCGGATCTTAGGCTTCTTCGGCAACGCGAACGGCACCACGTTATCAGGCATCGGGCTCATGCAATTCCTGCATACAACGGGATCAGCTTGCGATTTGGCTTGCGCTTCGCCACATGCGCTGCAGGTGTCTTATCGCCTTTCAAAAAGACCGGCTTTCCGTCCTCTGTCACCAACCAGGCCATTGGCTCCACTTCAAGTTGAAGCAGTTTGACAAACAGAATTGCAGCCGCATCCAAGGTCTTAGCCGGAACAGCATCTGATCGGCGTACCTCATGCTCTAGCGCATCCAGCACCTGCTGCGCTTCCTCGCGTGTTAGTGTAATCATAATTTTATGCACTCCATGCCTTCCCACTTGCACACAGGCTTTTCCTTGCATTGGATGACAAAACCCTCGATGTCACCATCACCTCCGCAAGACTGCACTTCGTAACCGTAGTCACCGACCTGAACGATCATCGGCTTGTCGGGATCAATCATGTCGCTCTTGTCTTTCCACTTGCTGTTCTGCCACTCATGTTCGACATCCATCATCGTCGCCATGACGAAACGCATCGACTGTGATTTCAGAATCATTGCGGCTTCTCCTCATCCCCAAAGTCCATATCAATAGGATGCGGCACATCGTCATGCACAATCACACCATCTTCTTCAGGCAGAAACCTGCCGCAGACAACGCAGTAGTAGCCCTCCTCGCGGGTAAGCATTGTTGTCATTTATTCATCTCCCTCGCCTGCAATCAGCGCAATCCAAATGGCAATCGCGGCCAACCCAATAAGGCCGCCGAGTGTCATCAGCAGCACGCCAAACAAAGCGATCGCCATCACCGCCACCGCAGCTGACCTGCCAGCTTCCGCACATGCGCCTCTGGCGTTATCTGGCCGCTGTGGTTGCGATACGGGCTCTCTGAGCGCCTTTCCACACACGGCTTGCAGATCCACCGCGCTGTATTCTTCCCGCGCCTGTAGATCCCGCCAGCCTCTTCCC